CGAAGCATATCACTCAGAACTTGCAGACTTATTTGAACAAGCCAAAGAAATGGAAAAGCAGCAAATAGAAGCAGCATATAATAAAAGTAAAGTTCATGCATGGGGAGATAAACCTGGAGGAAAATTATTTTCGTTAGAGGGTGAAGAATATTATAACGAAACATATACTAAAAAGCAACAAAATGAGAATAAGAAGATACCTCCACCACCGCCTCCACCACCAAGTAGATTGTTAAAGGAAGGTAAAGAACCACCAAAACCAAAAACCTACGGCAAATGAGATATAGCCAAAATAACGAACAGGATATAATCCTCGCATACTTCCAATCCCGCAAAGGATTCTTTCTGGATATTGGTGCGAATGATGGACAAACTTTGTCCAATACCTACGCATTGCAGCTACAGGGTTGGAGCGGGGTACTGGTAGAACCGAGCGAGGAAGCGTTTAACCGGATACTTGCTAATCCTATGGTACACAAATTCAATGTAGCCATAGGCGAAACGGATGGGCATTGTACGTTCCATGAAATGGGAAACCATTTAGGCAAGGGTGATGTATCGCTGCTATCAACCATCAAGAAAACAGAACTCAAACGATGGCCGGGTACGGAGTTTAAAGAGCGAATGACAGAGGTATGGACTTACAACACCCTGGTAAAGAACTCCCCATTAAAGTACTTTGATTTCATCTCTATTGATGCCGAGGGGGTAGATTATGAGATATTAGAACAAATTAACCTTAAGCATACGCAAATGGTATGCATTGAACATAATGGTAATGTAGATTTATTTCATCTGATTAAAGAATATTGCAACAAGGCAGGTTTGAACAAATGTTTATTAACTAACTTAGAGAATGTAATATGGGCCAGATAGTATCGTTATCATTATCATTTGCACTATGTTCATTCGGTGCATTATTTTCAGTATGGGCGTATAAACTATGGAAACAGAAGTAATATGAAAACATCCGGTAAAGTAATCGTATCCCTATCATCCACAGGCAGGGAAAACTACAACGAGGCGCAATTAGGGCTAATCCGCAGCATAGACCGCAAGGCACCCGATTACGATGTACACCTTCGTAGTGTGGATGGGTATGTGGATGAATACCTTGAGCGCAAGATTCACCTCGGCGACTGGCCTGATACCGAAAGGTGGGGTAAGTCATGGAATCACCAGAATATGCCATACCAATTTAAACCCTTCATGGTAGCGGAGGCACTTGAAATGGGATACCGGAAAATCATTTGGTGCGATTCAACAATCAGGGTACACCAGAACCCCGATCCGTTGTGGGCATTAGCAGCCGAACATGGGATAGTAGCGTGGAACAACGAGGGCCATCCGCTACACAAGTACATACCCGACCATCAGATTAAGTTCTTAGGGCTAAATAGCTATAGAGATGTGATTACCATGTATCAGATTATGGCATGTTGTATTGTGTTCGATTTCGACCATCCCAAGACTATGCCTATCTTTGAAAAGTGGATTGAGGGTGCAAAGAAGAATTGCTTTCATCACAACGAATCCGTTAATCCGCAATTTATCAGCAGCCGACATGACCAGGCTCTGTTATCCGGGTTGATGAACTTAGCAGGTATTCCGGTGCAGCCGTACGGAGGATTAGCGTACAGGCACTATCTACCTGTTGAACCTTATTTTATTAACTGGGGGGTAAAAGATTAGTATGGAATCAATAGTGCATCATGCCGACTGCATGGAGATAATGGCTCAATACCCCGATAATCACTTCGATTTGGCGGTGGTTGACCCGCCGTATGGTTTGGGGGAAAGTGTAGTAAATAGCGGTGGAAGGTTTAAAAGATACAATAATAAAAATGGTAATTGGGATATGGAAGTCCCAACGGATAAATATTTTACGGAACTTTTCAGAGTATCTAAAAATCAAATTATATGGGGTGGAAATTACTTTGCTTTACCTGCAAACAAATGCTTTATTATTTGGGATAAATTACAGCCTGAAGGAATATCTTTTGCGATGGCTGAATATGCTTGGACTTCATTTGATACAGTTGCTAAAATATGCAAACAAAGAACACAAGGTCAAGAGAAAAGATTTCACCCCACCCAAAAACCCATAAAGCTATACGATTGGATATACAAAAACTATCTACCCGAAGGCGGCAAAGTAATTGATACGCACTTGGGTAGTGGTAGCAATCGCATAGCTGCAGACAAAGCAGGAAACATTAATTTTGTAGGGTGCGAACTTGACAAAGATTATTTTGATGCACAGGAAAAGAGGTGGAGTAATTATAAGGCACAATTAACAATACAATTCTAATGGGCTACACTCACGAAACAACAAAACTAATCGACCCCTACCTGCCACACATACAATCGGTGGTAGATTTAGGAGCGCAAAACGATTACCGGGTACCATTACCCGCACCTTACACTAAAGACAGTTACTATGCAGGCAAAGATTACGAAGCCATTGATATTTCGGGTGAGAACGGAAGCACCCCGTTGGACTTATCCGTACTTCACAAGTTCAGCAAGCAGTTTGATTTATTGGTGGATGCAGGAACGAGCGAACACGTTGGCACCAACGGCAAGCATAACATCAAAGCCATATACAACTGTTGGAAAAACAAACACAACCTCGTTAAACTCGGAGGTTATATCATCTCCGAAAACCCCAAAACAGGCAATTGGCCCGGACATGGATTCAACTACTACACCGAAGAGTTCTATCGTAATCTGGCTGCAATCTGCGGCTATAACCTTATCTCTGTTGGTAGCGTTGCTGCTATGGGGAATTATACTGACGGGTGGAATGTTTACTCGGTTCTGCAAAAGACTAAAGAAGATTTTTGTACGTTAACTGAATTTAAGAGTTGTGGAATTAAAACAGATTAGAGCAACGGATGTATTCTTTAAGAACCTTGAAGCATATCAAAGCGATGCGCCTATAATCTGTAATGAGGGCGGCTCACGTAGTAGCAAGTCCTATAGCATAGTACAACTCCTTATCTCAATCGCAGCCGATAAGAATGCCAAAAACATACGTATCTCTATCGTATCGCACTCCCTACCACATATCAAACGTGGTGCATACAGGGATTTCAAAACAATCATGGAGGAATGGAATCTCTGGGATGAAAAGCGATTCAGCTACACCGATTTTATCTACCGATTCGATAATGGAAGCTACATCGAACTATTTGGACTTGAAGATGAGGGCAAAGCAAGGGGGCCGGGTAGGGATATACTATTCGTTAATGAAGCCAACCTAATCCGTAAGGCGTTATTTGACCAACTCGCAATGCGTACAACGGGTAAGATATTTCTCGACTGGAACCCTGCGGACTTCGTTTCATGGGTGTATGAAGTATCGGATAACCCGATTAACAAACGCATACATTCAACCTATCTAAACAATCTCGGTAACCTTTCGCAGATACAGATAGACACGATTGAAAGCTACAAACTACTACCCGATGACTTTATGTGGAAAGTGTATGGACTGGGGCAGCGTGGCGCAGCGAAAGAGATTATTTATACCCAATGGCAAATAACAGATGAATTACCCGAAGGGGGAGATGTGTTCTATGGATTAGACTTCGGATACGTTCACCCTTTGGCACTTGTCAAGGTATGCCATTACCAGGGGGCGAATTATGTAAAGCAACTGATTTACAAATCTGGATTAACGCCATCTGAAATAAGCAGGGAAGTAAAAGACCATATCAGCGACCGCAAGCCCGTGTACTGCGATGCAGCCGAACCGAAAAGCATTGAGGAATTATACAGGGGCGGTATCAACGCACAACCTGCGAACAAAGAAGTGTGGGCAGGGATACTGAAAGTGAAAAGCTACCCGTTATTCGTGCATAAGGATAGTAAAGACATTATCAGGGAACTGCAATCCTACAAATGGCGCAAGGACAAAAACGATAATGTGATTGATGAACCTGTGAAAGAATCAGATGATGCGCTTGATGCGATGCGGTATGCCATATTCACCCACCTACATAAGCCAGCGTTCAAGGTGGCGGTATGGTAAGGGTTTTCGGTGTAATTTTGTATAAATCATTTTAATATGGGTTTATTCGATTTTCTTAATCGTAAGGCGGCACCCGCTAAGATGCCTGTGCAAATGTCGGTGGAGCGTGGGTTACTCACGTGGGATGGGCAGAATCAATCAGAGATAGTTAGGGATAGTTATATCGGCAATGATTTAGTATATGCCATCATTACGCTGATAACCCAAAAGGCAAAGGTTGCGCCCTGGTTTGTGTACAGGGTTAAGAATAAAGCAGCGCAGAAACGCTACATGGCTAAGATGCAGCAACCGGATGCGATTACTGACTATGCCAAACTGAAAGAACTAAAAGAGGAAGCGTTCGAAATATACGAAGGCGATACCCGGCTGAATGAATTACTTAAATACCCGAATAGCGAAGATACATGGAGCGACATCATAGAGCAATGGGTAGGGTTTAAGAAGATAACAGGCAACGCTTTCATGTATGCAAAGCAGGTAGGGGAGGAATCAGTAAACAGGGGCAAGCCGTTAGAACTTTATATGCTGCCATCCCAATACATGGCAATTAAAGTAGATATTGAGCAGTTCCCACCTAAGAAGGTTGCCTATCAACTTTACTACGGGCAGTATATCCCTTTCAATACAATAGAGATTCTGCATGATAAATACTTTAACCCCGAATGGAATGCGACCGGTGGGCAGTTGTACGGATTATCACCGCTTAGGGCAGCATCTAAGGTGCTGACACGTTCCAATGCAAGTAAGGAGGCATCCGTAGCGATGTTCGACAACATGGGTCCGTTAGGGGTGTTGTACATGGATGACCAGAGATTTGACCCGTTATCTGGTAGTGAGCAAGCACAGGCACTTAAGATGCAAATATCAGCGAACACAGGAGCTGCAAAGCACGGCAGCGCAGCCGTATCGGGTTACAAAGTAGGGTGGGCGCAGATTGGACTTCCTGCGAAGGACTTGCAACTAATAGAAGCCGAGAAATGGGATAAAGAGGCCCTATGCTCAATCTACGGTGTACCTCCTTTGTTGCTTGGTAGTCAAGATGCTGCATCTTACAACAACATGAAGGAAGCAGAGAAAGCACTAATTAACAGGGCGGTACTTCCCGAGCTAACTGCCATACGTGATAACATTAACCGCAAGATGCAGACCGATTGGGGGTATAAGGGTAGCGATATATTCGTGGACTTTGACATGAGTATCTACGCCGAACTCGAAGCAAACAGGGCAGAGCAAAGTACGTGGCTGAATACTGCTTGGTGGTTAACGCCGGAGCAGAAACTAAAGATACAAGGACTTGCACCCGATCCGAATGTACCGATTGAAGATTATCAAAAGTTGTATATTCCGCAAGGTTTGACACCCGTTGATGATTTCACTAACCTGCCTATTGATGTACCGCCAACTTTATAACGCATATCGCAAACGATACAGGGTACTTATCAAGCGTGAACTTGACCGCCAATGTATGGCATTACTTAAAGGCGAGCAGCCGGATGAGGAAAAGCTAAAGCAGTACATCCGCAAACTGCACAACGATGCAGGGATAACGATGGCGAAGTACAACTATGACAAGATTCGCAAGTCGGCAGGTATCAAGGATTCCATGACACCTGAACAAAGATGGGCAGCAGTTATTAAACTATTTCTCGAACAAGGGTTAACTAATTTAGTCAACGGCATTACATCTACCACAAAGGAAACTATCCGCAAAGTATTAATACAGGGTATGCAGGAAGGATGGAGTATTATGCAAATGATGAAAGAAATAGAAAAATCAGGTATCAATATTTATCGTGCTGAACTTATCGCACGTACTGAAACAACAAGGGCAGCTAATCAGGGTGCAATGCTTGGGGCTATATCAACTGGGTTGCAAACCATGAAAGAATGGATTGCAATAACGGATGATAGAACACGTAGAATACCACGAAACGATTATGACCATTTGCACATGGATGGAAAGACTACACCGATAGACCAACCTTTTACCGTACCCGGATTAAAGAGCATAGATATTATGGAGTTCCCCGGCGACCCTAACGGCAGCGCAGGCAATGTGTGTAATTGTAGGTGTACGGTTGGATTTGAAGTAGTAAGAGATAGCAATGGAAAACCTGTTGACATACAAGGTGGGTTACGTGGGCCTGCAGGCGATATGTTAAACCTATGGAATAACACCTTATTTTTGCAATTACAAACATTGATAAATGAAGCATTACCAGGTTAAAGATATAAACGGAGAAGTGGGCGATATGGATATGGCTTCACGTAAAGTGAAAGCAGTATGGGCTATGTGCGGCAATGTGGATTTAGATAACGATGTTATAGTACCGGAAGCATTCACTAAGACTATACAGGAACGTGGGCCGCTTGGAAAGAATCTAATATGGTCATTAGTTGACCATAAAAGTTCAATGAAGTACGCATTAGGTAAGCCGAAAGAATTATACGTGGAAGGCAATGCACTCATAGCCGTTACCGAAATCATAGAAACAGAGATGGGGGAGGATATGCTGAAACTATACGAGGCTAATCTAATCAATCAGCACTCAATCGGTTTTAGTACTATCAAATCCGAAATGGATAATTCTACTGGCATACGCACAATCAAAGAATTGATGTTATATGAAGGTAGTGCCGTTTTATGGGCAGCCAACCCCGAAACGCCTACATTATCCATCTACAAAGGGATGGAACAAACAGAGGTACAGGAAACGCTTAACGGCAGGTTAGAAAAGCTACTAAAGGCGTTTAAGCATGGCACATTTACAGATGAAACTTTCTCTTTATTAGAGATAGAAATAAAACAAATACAGAAAGCAATTTCAGATTTAACCACTCAACCCGCAGCGAAAGCAGTCGAGCCGGACACGAATGCACTTGTATTTGAAGCACTCAAACAATTTAATCACTCGTTAAAATCATTCAAATGACAAATGAACAAATCGCTGCGGAGGTAAAATCTATAGGAGACAACCTTACGCAAGTACTGGCAAATTCTGCCAACGCAAAAACTGATGCCACCGAGGCTAAATCAGTAGTTAATGAACTTAAAAGCAAACTTGAATCAGTTGCATCTGCTGCTGACCTTGCCGAGTTCAAATCTGTTATGCAAAATCAATTTGATGCCCTTACCACTAAGGTAAAAGCCGGCAATCAGGATTCTGCAAAGAGTTTCAATGAAGTATTATCCGAGAAGTTAGATGGCCGCAACATCGAAGCCGAAATCAAAAAGAACGGTCGAGTTCTGATTGAGATGCCCGAAGTAAAGACTATCACTTTGGCTTCTAACCTTTCCGGTGATTCAGTTGCCACTTACAATAGCCGCCAAGCAATCCAACCCGGACAGTTGGTAAATATGCGTGATTTCGTACCTACCGTTCAAAGCCCTACAGGTTTGTATGTAACCTATCGTGAGGCTACTGGTAACGCAAACAACATCGCTGCACAACTTGAAGGTTCATTGAAGCAAGAGAACAACTATTCTCTGACTGAAGTAAAGACTGTAAATCAGTTCATCGCCGGATTCAGCAAATTTAGCCGCCAGATGCTTGCATCTTTACCTTTCATGAGCCAAACGTTACCACGTTTGTTAACTCGTGATTTCTTCAAGGCAGAGAACGCTTCTTTCTTCTCAAGCGTATCAGGTGCTGCAACAGGGGTTACTACCACTTCTGCATCTACCAACCTCGGAGATTTAATTCAGTTGATTGGTAATCAGCGTGCTGCTGATTTCAGTCCTTCTGTAATCTTCGTAAGCAATGCCACGTATAGCGGTATGCTGATTGAATCTTTCACTAATGGTTACTACCTCGGTGCAGGTTCTCTCGGTATCGGTGCTAACGGTGCTTTGAATCTTGTTGGCGTGCCTATCGTTGGCGTGAACTGGATTCCTAACAGCCGTGCTTTGGTACTTGACAACTCATTCATTGAGCGTGTAGAGGTGAACGGTTTGAACATTGAGTTAAGCTACGAAGACCAAAACAACTTCGTAACTAACATGGTTACTGCAAGAATCGAATGTTATGAGGCTATCAACTTGATGCTTCCTAACTCAGCAATCTATGCAACTATCTAAATTTAGTGGGGAGGGGTAAAACTCTCCCCATTATTTTTTACCCATGAAACATATTTCTAAGCGTGAGCGAAAACACCCCACCAAAAAGACTACGCATATTGTGGCACGTACAGAGCTACTTGCCAATGGCAAAATCTGGATCAGAATGGAACGCCCACGACATCAACAAGTGGTTAATGAACAGAGGCCACCGGGTAAAGGTGATGACCTCAAAGATGAACAATGAGAATTACGAATACGATGGAATACACGTATTCAACAGGGGTACCGATTGGTACTTCCATCACGAATGGGCTGATATTATCTTCACACAATTAGACTTCGCAGGCGATGTTGCTATTGACTGCAAAAGCACAAAAAAGCCTGCCGTTTGGTTTGCACACAATACTTTCATGTACTCATCTGTTAGAACACACAGGGAGTTGAATGTAGTGTATAATTCGTACTGGAATAGTGAGGAATGCAAATATGCTAATAACGGATTCGTATTGCAACCACCTGTTGACATCAACCATTACAGGGGTGAGAAAGGCAATAAGATTACCCTGATTAATCTCAATCATAACAAAGGTGCTGAAATGTTCTACCGGATTGCGGAGGCGATGCCGGATAAACAATTCTTAGCCATACAGGGCGGATACGGGCAGCAGATATACAAAGAGTTGCCGAATGTAGAGTTTATGGCGAATCAGTCGGATATACGATTCGCATATCGCAAAACGAGAATACTACTCATGCCATCTCACTACGAATCATGGGGGCGAACGGCAACGGAGGCAATGGCATCGGGTATTCCGGTTATTTGTACTAATCTACCGGGGCTGCGTGAGAATTGTGCAGGCGCTGCAACGTACTGCAAACAGGATAGATTAGATGAATGGATTAGTGCCATACGAAATGTGGAGGAAAACTACGAAATTTGCAGTAATAAGGCATTTGCAAGGGCAGAACAATTGCAGCCGGAAAACAATCTAATAAAATTCGAGCAATGGGTAACTACTCTTACATAATTGATTCTAACATCACGGAGGTAAGCTATGCCGAACCCGTAACGCTTGCAGAGGCGAAATTGTACATTCGTGTTTCTCATACATCCGAAGATGCGCAAATATCCGAAATGATACGAAGCGCACGAATGATAATTGAGAAAGCCACAGGGTTATCCCTTATCACTAAGCAGGCCGAAGTATGGTTCTGCAATAAGGGGGGATGGTTCCAGTTCCCACACGGCCCGATAACTTCATCCATTACCCTGTATGATGTAACCTCTGGCACCGAACTAACAGATAAGACTATCATGGGTGGCAAACATCCGGTAATCACATTCCCTGCTATTGACAAAATGCGGGCGGTGTATAATGTTGGGTTTACGGCACTACCCAACCCTTTGAAAACGGCAATACTTGACCAGGTGAATCACTTGTATGAGAACAGGGGGGCGTTTGATGAAACGATGGGAGTTTGTCAGAAAGCATGGCGCACTTGTCAGAGTTACACTAAAACATCGCCAGTACTATGAGAATAAAAGGAAATAGCCCTAAATTTCTATCGGCTGAATTACTTATTGAGCCTATGGTATTAATGGTGCCTACTACCTTGACCGATAGTGAGGGGGGCTTTACGGTTACCTATGCGGCAGGCAGTACGATATGGGGAATGTATGTACCGCTTGGGCAAGACCGACAATTATTATCTGCGGAAGTAACTTTCACCGATTCGGCAAGGGTGTATATCCGCTACCCCCTCACCTTCGATAATACGTATAAAATACAGATTAATGGGTTAGATTATACAATCCATTCAATTACGGATATTGAGAATAGGAAAGAATATTACGAAATAACAATATTTAGATAATGGCAGGATTTGCGCTTGACATATCGGGGATAAAGCAGGTAGAGGATGCCATAAGTAGATTTGATAAGGCAGCTACTAAGGGGATTGTTGATGAGTTAAGCACATCTGTATTAAATATACAAAAGGCAGCCAAAAGGCGTGCGCCGGGCTTTGATGGAAAGCTAAGACAGAGTATTATTGTTTCATCTGGTAGAAGTGGGTTGGATAAGTCTGTGGTAGCTACGGTTAAGTATGCTCCGTATGTGGAGTTCGGTACACGTTCAAAAGTAAATATACCTCCGGGGTATGAAGGTTTTGCTGCTCAATTTAGGGGTAAGGGCGGCGGCACCTTTAAAGAATTATTTGATTCCATTGTAAGATGGGTAAAGAAGAAAAATATTGCACAAATACAAAATACATACACAGGCAGAAGAAGTACAAGGCGTTCGGATGTTAACTATGCAGCTATGACTATTGCATGGCGTATTATCAAAAATGGCGTTAGGCCACAACCATTTCTTATTCCATCCTACGAAGAAGAAAAGCCCAAACTAATTAACCGACTAAGAAGATTGTTCAAATGATAATGAAAAACCCCGCCATAGAGATAAAGAAGTGGTTAGTTGCCCGACTACAGGCATACGCCTATATTGATGTGTACGATGGCATGACACCAACGGATGCGGATGGCGAGTATATTGTAATCACTTCCCGAACTGCGAACCAGGGCGAAGGTAAAGATTGCTTCCAATTCGAGGTATCGGCTAACGTGGATATAGTAACTAAGGGCAGTAACTTCGGATTCAAGAGGCCAGAGCAAATAGCAGAGTTGGTTGTGGGCGGTATCAATTCCGATACGGTAGTAACTCTTCCCAATGGTTGGGATTGTAAAAACGTGGTATGTGAATCCATCAACAACTTAGAGGACTTAGACCCCTTTGAGAATACTTTTCGTGTAATAATTCGTTATACCTTTGTAATCACTCAAACAATATAAAATGGCATACACTTTCGTAAACGGCAGAGATATAATTCTGCAAATTGACTGGGACAATAACGCTACGTTTCTCCCTGTTGCGTGTTTAACTTCTGTATCAATGGATGTAAAAAGAGATGCCATTGATGCTGATTCTAAATGTGGCGACCAACAATTGCCTGGTGATAGCGTTATGCAGACCATTTCGGTTAGCGGTAATGCTATTGACCAGACAGGTACCATTGACAAAGAAAGCTACGAGCGCTTGTATTCTTTGGTAGGCAGTAAAGCGGTAGTAGCTGCAAAATTCGGCCCTGCATCTCCTGTATCCGGCGATATCGTTTATACGGGTAATATATTCGTTACCTCTATCAAACTTGATGCAAAAGATAAAGACTTGATGAAGTTCGATGCAGAATTTGGTGTACAAAGTGCGCCAATGACACAAACTAAAACGTACTAATTTATGACACCATACGAACTACAGATTTCGGGGGGTGTTGTAAAATTGGAATGGGGTACATGGGCGATGCACCGCTTTTGTGAGTTGAATGGCGGTATTGCCATTAGTAAGTTGATGCAGCTATATGATGGGGAAACTTTCTCATTTAAGCACATTATAACAATGGTACAGGCTGCAAGTGAGGGAGCGGGTACGGTGATTGATGAAAGGACTGCATCAAGATATATTGATGAATCAGGCGGGCCGAATGGAGTAGCCGTTACGCAGTTTGTTCACTACACGATTAAGTCAATGATTCCCGACCTACCGGCGGAAGAAAAGCCACAGGAAGAAAAAAAAAGTTAAGGGAAAAGACTTGGGATGAAATTATAGTTCTCGCCGTGGAAGCAGGCCTAACGATTGAGCAGTTTTGGCGGCTAACATGGCGAGAATTTTTATTATACAGGAAAGGATACGAAGCGAAGCAGTTAGCCGAATGGCAACGTACACGAATGATAGCCTATATCATTTATTGCACGAACACCGAATCCGGCAAGCGAAAAGATATAGCAGAGTTCTTACCTTTGTCAACAGATGAGCAACCGGATCGGGGCGAAAGATTAACAACAGAGCAGTTTATAGAAAACATGAAGAAACTTAGTCAAGCAATATAAGATGGCAGAAGAGAAACTCCGGATAACAATTACCGCCGATAATAAGGATGCGCTTGCAAAGTTTCAACAGACTATTGCAGGGTTGGATGGCGTTAGTGCATCAAGCGTTAAAGCAGGCGGTGCAACTAAGAAACTGGGTACTGACTTCACCGGACTATCACGAGTTGTACAGGATTTGCCATTTGGATTTATGGCAATACAAAACAACTTAACTCAACTATTGCCAGCAGCAGGGGCGGCTGGGTTAGCATTTTCCGCTTTGATGGCAGGGATACAATTTGCTCAAGTAGGATTAACGTATTGGACAAGAGGCATAAAAGAATCTGATGAGGCATTACAGGCATCTACTAAATCAGTAACTGATTTTAATGTTAAGTTAGTAGATGCAAAAACAAATTTTCAATCAGCACGTGCAGGAGTTTTAAGCAAAGATGAAGCATTAAAAAAGTATAATGAAACGCTTGGAAGTTCAATAGGTTATGCAAAAACAATGCAAGAGGCAGAGGCATTAATGGTAAAAAATACTGCCACCGTAGTACAATCTATAAATCTTAGAACACAAGCACAATTATTTGCTGCTAAAGCAGCAGAATTACAGGCTAAAATATCTACCGGCGAGGTTTATAACATGAGTTTGATGGAGCAGGCAGTTACTGGAGCAAAAGCTGCTTTTGGTGGGTTAGGTTCGATTGCAAGTGCTGCTGCAAATGAAATGTCAAGTAGATATGTTAATGCAAATAAAAATATTGAGCAGTTTAATAAACTTAGTCAAGATGCTTTAACTAAAGCAATCAATTTAGAAAAAACATTAGTAGGCTCACGAACTGCACCGCAAAGTGGTGGCGGCGGCGGCAAACCAAAAGAGGTTGCAGTCAAAGATGAAAACAAAGCACTTGAAGAACAAATCCAAATATACAAGCGGTTACAATTTGCTATGATGGGGCAGGGTACAATTACCCAAGAGAAAACTAAACAGAAAGACCTAACGAATCTAAAACTAACAATGGATGGCAATACTGCACTTAATCAAGTTAAGCAGCAGCAGATTGCCATTGATGACCAACTGAATGCACGTACTGAATTGGCGAATCAGCTAACCGATCGGGCTATGCAAAGTTTATCGGGGGTAGTAAATGCGATGGCAAATGGAGCAAGTTTAGGACAAGCGTTTGGGGATATGTTTAAGCAGTTGGCTATTGATATTGCAATGGCAGCAGCTAAGGCGGCAATATTACAAGGAATATTATTAGCATTACCTGGGTTTGGGGCGGCAGGCGCAGCAGCCAAAGGAGGGCAAGCACTCGGGGCAACTCTTGCAGGTGGGGCTATGCCGAAAGCCGGTGGCGGTGGATTCCTAAAGATACTTAGCGGCCTACTCGGATTCAGCAAAGGCGGTACCGTATCCGGCCCACAATCCGGCTACCCTGTAATGTTACACGGTACTGAACACATTGTACGCCCCGATCAAATGAAGTCAATCATAGCATCCGCTGCGCAAATGGGGGGCGGTGGTGCAAGTAGGGTAGTGGTGGAGGGTAGAATTAGAGGAAACGATATATTCTTATCACAACAAAGAACCGGAACATTTAGAAATCTAACTACCTAACATGGCTTGTAAATTATTAATAGTTGATGTAACCGTATCGGATTTAACCGCAGCAGATGACGGGGTGGTATATTTCCGGTTTATTGAATGTGGTGCATCGTTAGGCGATACAACAGAGATAGGATATACAAGTGGGCGTACTGATTTCAATACAGGGTACTGCATGGATGTTACCGCAGGCCCAAGCAGCTACGAAGCATTTATATTAGTGGGCGGTGTAGAAACTACACCAACAGGGGGAAGCGGCATAACAGAGGGTGATACCTGTTCGGGCAGCGATCCTGTAGAGGTTCCATCCGTTATTGTACCACCACCTTACGGAAAAAAGTACACCCTATCAGCATCAGGCAAATCAGGGCATACGTTCACGGCTGAAATATGGGAGAAAGAATACACAGGGGCAACCTATGAGATTAACACTTCTACCAATCCATTTGTACTTGATTGCCTTGCATCTGGGGACGACCCATTTCAACCTGTACTACCCACTACGTTTACAATTCGTGCAGACTTTACCGAATTTACAGGCCCGTGGCCAGACTTTCTCACAACGGATGATAGGAAGTACCACGTAAGATTCTACGCAAGCGGTACAAGTTATCTATTGTGGAAAGGGTTTATTCTAATGGATACAATATCCCTGCCATTTACTACAGGTAGGCAGATAGTTGATATTATTTGTGTGGATGCGTTGGCGCTACTGAAATCAGTAAACTACCTGCCGGGCGTTCCGTTGCTTACAAGTACGGAAACAATTTTGCAAACAATTAACAACTGCCTTGCATACCTTTTATATCCGGGTGGCTACAAGTTAAATTTTGGGGTGAATTACTACACCTCAACTATGTATGATACCTACAATGCTATGCGCCAGATTTATGTAACGCAATGCAACTGGCAAAATAACTCGGATGCCTACCTATCATGCTATGATATATTAGAAATCATTATGACCGCATTCGGGGCGCAGCTATATCAATCAGGCGGTGAATGGTGGGTAACATCCGTTAATGAAAGGGCATCCGATACTTTGCGTGTATTTCAAACTGACCAGAATAGTGTTGCCGATACTTTTATCAGCAAGTCTATTGGGTATTCAATATTGCCATACCAAAGTGATAGTAGTACACCGTTTTACTTTATTAACAACGAGCAAACTAAAATACTATCAAAAGGATTTCCGGTAGTAGAGGTTAATGGCGATTTGAGTTATTGCTACAACAAATTGATTAACGGGGATTTTGCTAAACTAAGCAACCCTACAGGATCAGCTCCGGATGGCACACCCGATAACTGGACTACTGCCATTGGCACAAGCGGAAGTGTTACTGAAAATATTGTTAGCGGCATTACCGGATTATCTTTAGATGCAGGCACTACTAACACTACCTTAATATCAACGCCAGTTTTGATTGATGAGTTTGACAAGGTTAATTTGACATTTCAGGCATACAAAGGAAATAACTCCTTTTTACACATAGAGTTAAAGATTGATGTAGGCGGCGGCAACTTTTGGAAGTATGGCAAAGCCGTAGGTGCTGAACCTGCATGGTTATACAACCCATCTACTGCTAATGGGGCTTATAGATATGAAGTAGAGGCAAGTGCAACACCCCAACCTGTAACGATTGAAACCGTTGGCGCACCTGCATCGGGTACATTAGAAATATCTTTCCGCACAGGTACACAAGTATCTGGGGCGGCTACTACTGCATTTTTTGCCAATGCCCGATTAACATTTGAATCTTTGTACACTAAGGTTGCATACTATAATTATAGTACGGCATCGCCTTATAAAAAAGAGGTGAGCGTTAAATTAGGTGCTTACACCGCACTTGGCGCAGTAATTTCACGTTCGCAATCCCAAGCATTATTATCAGCAACAAATGCCGGATTGGTTACATGGAACAGATACGGGGATGCAACTACCTATAATACACTTGCCTATTTATTACTTTCACAATATTATAACATATTTAGTAAGCCGAGGGTTAACCTTTCATTTACGCAGTACAATGTATTTAATCAATCCGGCAACTATTTCATTGGTTTAGTAAATAGCTTTGCAGTAACCGACCCATCAGGTACAATATCAGTTAACGCATTCAAATATATCTTAGGTGCATGCACTATAGATTACGTACAAAATACAATAAGCGGTACAGGGTTACAGGTATCAAATGCTATCTTACCTTTTACACTCAACATAACCTTAACTCCTAACAAATGACACCCGTAACCGGACAAAACCTAAACCTCTACAGGTACAACTCAATCGCAATGACTGATACGCTTATAGCGTGTGCAAGAAATTGCACTTTTAGTGTGAATGTGAATGAGATGGAAACTACCTCCATTGCCTCCGCATGGTTCAAAGAATCACGCCCGGATGTCGCAACGTGGAGCATATCAGCGGATGGATTGGTGGTATTAGATGACTATTCATACCTTTTCATGCTCAATAGTCAACTTGCCAGGGAGATAGTATCGTTTAAGTTCGTGGTGGATAATGGCACCGCCGGAGGGCTTGTTATTGTATCTGGGTTGTGTTGGCTGCAATCAATAGCTCTACAGGGCAATAATAAGGACATTAGCACCTATCAGGCAACATGGCAGGGTACAGGGGCGTATTCATTAGCGGGTACAACCATAACGCCCACAGGGGTGGTTATTAGCGGAACTACTACGCAGGTGCTGCAATACACCGCCGGGGGTGGGGAAACATCTATTGTTATACCGGGGGGTGCAGGGAAAACTATGCTTTATGGTAGCCGTGGAGGTACATCGTTTGAAACTATTGTTTATTCAGGTGTACCAGGAACGGGTGCAAAGTGGACTATATCTTCCGGTACGCTCGAAGTTGATGCCGGAGTGCCGTTCTTTACAGGAGAAAAAATTATAATTTTGGTACAATAAACCTATACTATGTTACAAAGATTGTTGATAATTACCCTTACTCTGTGTTCGCTTACTGCTTCCGCCCAATGGCAGCAAACAGGTTCTAAGGTACGTTACGTTAATGGGTTGGGTATTCCTACTAAGGATACGGCTGCCGGAGTTGCGGCTGATAGTTCGCAGATACTGATTAGGCCGGCTGATAGTTCGCTTTACATTAAGTATAAGCGGACATGGGTGAAGGTTGGTGCAGGGGGAGGTGGTACGATTGGGGGGAGTGGTACGATTAACAGAGTGCCAAAGTTTACCGCAAGTACAACGCTCGGTAACTCATCTATCGTGGATTCGGCATCGGCGGTTGCTATGACTATTAATCCATCGGGTAATGTGGGTATTGGTACGACAAGTCCGGGCAGCAAATTACAAGTTTTGGGAGGCTTAATAACGGTTGGTGATGTTAATACTTATGCAATTACTTTAGGAAATTCAAGTGGAAATGATTTAAGTTTTGGTACAGATGCTTCGTATGCATATATTCAATCTTGGGCAAGCAGGCCTTTGCAAATTAATAATCTGGGAAATAATATAATACTTAACGCATTATCAGGCAACGTAGGTATAGGTTACACCGCACCAGCTACAAAACTATCAGTATCAGGTACTACCCTAATCAACACCAACACAGATAACGGAGTTGATAAATTGCAGGTGAGTGGGAGTGCGATAGCATCTACTTTGAAGGTTAATACATCGGGGCAAACTACTACAATTTCTAATTATTATAACGGAGGGTTAGGTAAAAATTTATGGATAGGCGGTGGTGGAGCAAGTAGCACATCTGCATCAGAAAGAAATGTATCTATCGGTGTAGATGCTTTGCTTAATAATACATCCGGATATTTTAATGTAGGGTTAGGTTCTGAAAGTTTGCGAAATAATACATCAGGATTTAGAAATATGGCAGTAGGCTTTCAAGCATTATATGCTATTACATCCGGGTCACGAAATGTGGGTATAGGGAATGAAAGTTTAGGTTCAAATACTACGGGTACAAATAACATAGCTATTGGCACAAGTTCTTTTGTAAGACAAACAAGCGGCTCAAATAACATTGCAATTGGAGATAAAGCCGGAATGTTTATTAGTGGTGGGGGTGATTTAACTTCTTGCGACCAATCGATATTTATCGGAGAAGATACCCGCTCATCAGCCAACGGGAACACGAACGAAATGGTATTCGGTCATACTGCAATAGGACAAGGCAGCAACACCGTAACACTCGGTAATTCATCTATTACAAAGACTTTCCTTCGTGGTAATACAATGGTAAATACCACTACCGACAACGGAGTGGATGAGTTACAGGTACAAGGCTCAATATCCGGTATCGGATTCAAACAAGCATACGTTACTAAAACAGGCGCATACACCGCTACTAATGATGACTACGTTATTGATTGTACTTCCGGTACTTTCACCGTTACACTTCCGCCATCATCCGGGCGCACAGGTAGAATACTAATCATTAAGAATAGTGGAGCGGGTACGATAACCGTTGATGGTAACGCATCTGAAACTATTGATGGCGCAACTACTTATTCACTATCCGTACAATACGCCACCGTTCAAATAATGTCGGATGGTACCAACTGGAAAATAATCGCTAAATTCTAATACTATGATAACCGCCCTCATTACCGCAATCGCACTAACTACAACCGCACCCGTGCAAGTGCAAGTCAAATCAGACACAATCCCCTCTGCCATTCAAGTCAAAGCAGTTGAGTTTAACCGCCTTACCAAAGACACTATCACACAAGTTACATGGGTAGTATTCGGTTTAACCAGAGATACAACGCAGGGCTGCAATACCTACGTGGTAGCGTATGACCGCAAGGGTAAGAAAGTTGCAGATGGCAACGTACCTATCCCTGCTCACATCGTACAGGAGTGGGGAACAGATAACACCCTGATAGATGACTTCATTCTCAAATTTTACAACCTAATAAAGCGTTAACAATGGAACAACACGTAGATAGCACATCGGTAAGGGGGTTACTTTTAACAATGTCATTGTGGATGTTTGCACATATTACCGCCTCGCAGGTGGCTACCTACTGTACAATACTATCGGCAATCGTTACTATAATCGTAAACATACAAAAGTTTAAAAATGGCAAAGACAAGCATCGGGCTGACTAACGTAAACTACCCTGCCCCGAAATGGTATCGTAAATCAAAGAGGGTTATCGGGTTACTATCAGGTCCTACCGTGTTAGCGGTATTTCAGATATTTAAACTATCCGACCACCAGATGGCAAGCGTGGCAACGGTGATAGCTTTCCTTCCTACATTACTTGAGGTATTTTCCGCAATCCTCGCAAACGGCGAACAATATGCACCTACAGATGAAAAATCCGAATAGTTGGGTTAAGTGGTGGTTACTGGCAATGGTACTTCTATTCGTACTGATTATGGCATCATGCAATACGGTAAAGAAAGCAGAGAAGCACATACAAGAACAGACTACAACAATATACCTGCGTGATACCGTACACGTTAAGGTAGTGGATACCTCACGCATCGTAACCGAACTACAGGAATTTAATACAAAGACTATTG